CTTTTTTGCCTGTAAACTCGTTATACAATTCCACTCGAATTTTCGAAGGATACCATTGAACTATTCTTCCTGCTCTTAGATTTTCGATTCCATAAGAGTCAGATTTTGTAGGATCGTCGTCGGTAACTATTGGACAGATCGCCACGCATCCCTCGTCTAGCATTGACGCCACAACGTCCTGTATAAACGCTCTTCCTGTTTGATCAAGATTAGCGTCTAAAGTTAAACAGTCATTCAATCCGGATGGATAATCATTCTGATAACGTCCGTCTTTATCTAATTGGACATGCTTAAGACCAATTGAAGCCACGTCTAGCGAGATTCGATTAAAAACAGACGTTACTATTGAACGGTCATTGCCTCTTGTGTAATGAGTTCTATCCGGTCGATGGTAATAAGAGGAACCCAAATCATACGACGGTGTAGGATCTTTGTTAAAGAAAGCGTTCCAAGCTTGTTTGAACCTGGAACCAATTGAAAGGTCCGGCATTTTGAATTCTCCCTTTTACTTATTTGGTGATTTGCTTGTACGCTGCATAAAAGCCCAAAACAGACGCTCCGACACCAGCCATAGCGCCAACTGTTTCTATAATGTCCATAGTTTTAGATCTACCAGAATTGAATTGCTTCGACGCGGTGTTTCTAAACGATTCTTCAGCTTGATATCTGCTTACATAATCTCTAAGTTCTTTTTCTGAGTAGTGAGAAAGATCTAATGATGCGGCCTTATCTCTTGCCTTTCTCTCATTAGCTTTTTCCATCATGTTAACGATTCCGGTAGAAGCGCCTTTAGTAGCATCTAAAGCTGACTTAGTCAGATTTAGTCTAGAGTTAAACTTTTCGTTATACTTTGACATTTTATTGTCATATTCGCCTTTATCGGAATTGTAATCTTTTAGATCTTTCTCATATATACTTCTTTCTGTAAGCCAGTTTTTTCTGGCTTCGTCATTAGTAAGGACATCTTCAGGCTTTGTTGGACGTTCAGGCTTTTTACCGCCAAACGCTCCTGGCTTTTCGAGAGGTGATTTATTAATTTTGCTTAAAGCAGCCGCACCACCTACAACGCCAGCTATTCCAGCAATACCAGCTAACTCGGATAGGCGTCCTCTGCCGCCAGACTTAACATTCTCGCCGGTCATTTGCTTAAACCGCGCGTTAAGGTCGTTAGGATTAACCGGTTCGTCAGGTTGCGATCTCCCAACAACGGCTTTTCTCTTTACGTCAATACCGCTTGTTTTATTGGCTTTTTTTGCCGCTTTGTCAGCTTGTTTTTGAGCTTTATCAACTCGTTTTTGTCCTAATTTAGTTAGCGATCCATCTTTATTCTGGAATCTTCTAACACCCCATTTTTGACCTCTTATACCATGATGGTAAAGTTCGTTATACATCATTCGAATGCCTCTCTGTTCAACTTATATGCCACATAGGCATCCATCATAGCGGCAACAGCGTCAATCTTTTGATCGTATCGTCGCTTATAAAGTTTTCGGTTACCATTTGTATCTTCCAATGTAATACAGTTACCCATAGCGAATTTCATGAGTTCCTCATCAAACAAAAGAAGCCGCTCCTCAGCAAGTTTTTTTAACTCACCAAGAGGAACGGATTCTGTACGAACGCCTTGTATTACTTTCTCTATTCCATAAGGAGAATTCTCTTTAGCCCAACGCTCTACAAAGTCTTTAGCATTATACGGGTCATACCCAAAACATCTGACATCGTACTGATTGTCATCGATGTACTTGATCAAATCTTCATATACATCGAGCATGTCTAATACAGTACCAGGCATGATGATAAGACTGCCTTCATCAATAAATTTGTCGTATTGCTGACGCAACGATGGATGCAGTTTTAACAAAGTATGCTCGGTTATGTAGTTATGAGTTTTAACTCCAAAGGACCCATTTTGAAAAGGGAAAAGAAATGTGAATGAACAGAAGTCATCGCCCATTGACAAGTCTGCTCCCATGGCACAAGGTAACTGCCAGAATTCTCGCTTGCGATGTAAGAGAGTTTCTTCGTAAGTAAAGAAGTATGTGTGACCTTCAGTAGGAATACCGAATCTCTTTGCCAGAATTTCGTTCCTTGCTGACGGAACGTTTTTCATCTTCTGAACTTCTTCTTGATAAGTTTCATATGAAACCGTTAAATCAAGATTTGGGTTCGCTTTAACCCACATGTCAGGATTGTCAACTTCCTTAATGTCGTCAAGTTTGTACCACCAAATAGAAACATGAGGGTTGTTATATTTACCGGTAAGAATGTCCATCAATTCCATCTTGATAGTGTCGCCGATACCGTTTCGAGTTGTTCCCTCTGAGCTGGTGGCTAATATTATGTAGTCCGGAGCCAAACCCTTTGCGCCACCCTGCTGTATGGCTGTAATCGGGTTTTCGGGAAGATCTCCAGAAAGCCATTCGTCAAGTGTTGCACATTTAACTCGTAATCCCTGAAGTTTATCGATTTTAAGCGGTCGAATCTCCAGGTAACTGTTTGTAAAGTTGTTTTCGATTCCCTTCTTTGAAGAATACAGGTGCTTTCTGTTCATCCGGTTTCCAGTAGTGTTCTGAACAGAACCCTGAGTCATAAGCTGAAAGACGGGGCCTTTGGCTCGTGTAATAGCAGTCGCAAATGGCTGCATAACCTCTTCCGATTGTTTCATTGTCGGAGAAGTTGTTATCTGATGAGTTGTAGATCTATCGACAACAAGCGTATAAGCCTGGACGAAAGTATCGTATAAAGACTTAGCCGCTCCTCGTCCTACAATAAGATACTGAATGTTTATTAGACGCTTCTTAATTCTCTTGGTTACGTAATGTCCTCCAGAGCCATCACCGTTTGGTTTGTACACGCTTTTCTCAATGAAGTAGTACCAACCATAAAGTTGCTCTGCCCAGAGCTTAAACGAAAAGAGGACATGCACGTCCCCTCCATCAGTAAGCGTCATTTCGTTTTCACAGAAGTAAATCCATCCTTCTACAACCGATTCATCGTAGTAAATTTTAGGATCGTCAATCAGCTTGTCGATCCTATTCATCTCAAGAGAGATTTGTTCGTTTACAGGAATCTCTCCTCTTATTACGGCATCCCTGAACATGCCGTAGTACTTCGGTACAGCAGTGTTCGATAGTGCCATTTTGAAATTCCTTACTCAGACCTCTTTTTTCGTATACGTTCTACGTCTCGATTGAATTCCGTATCTTCTGCTTCCATTGTAGCTAGGTCCCTCGCTTCTGACTTAGTTGGCCTAACCGGTTTAGTAGTATTATACGGTTTTGCTGCTTTATAAGTATTTTTAGGTTTTGACACTTTATAATAGTTTCCAGTAACATATTCAGCATTTCTAGCTGCTGAAATAGGAGCCCCTAATACATAGGCATGCAGATAGTAGTGACCAGTATTCGCGATTCTAGCAACCTCTTTTGACTCTACCGTATACCCTTTTGATTTGGCTTCTTTTAAGATCTGATTACTGAGCTTTTGTCCAGCTTCGATATAAGCTTTGTGCTGCGATACTTGATGTGAAGCCATGCCTACTTTTTTGTTAGCAGCATCTAATTTTTTACTCAAATGCAAAGACTTGGAAGCTGAAAGATTCTCCGCTCCTCCATGATCGTCTGCATACTTTTGAATTTTATTAAATGTTTTATCTCGCTTTGCTTCTGCACGAGCTAGCTTTTTATTAGCCTGTCTTAAATAATGACCCTCTTCAGCGAGACCCTGATCAATGCGGTTAAGGGCTTTTTTGTATTGACCAGCTGTTTTTAGATCTCTCTTTTTACCCTTAGCGGTAAGAGTACCATCATAGTTCTGATATCGCCTTACACCCCATCTCTGGCCTTTTACACCATGATGGTAAAGTTCTGTTTCATACATAAGTTTCTCCTTAAATAAAAAAAAAGAAGAGAAAGCAGCAATCGCCACTTATAACTCTTCCCTCTCATAAAAGGACCTGAAAATGTTGCGTGGACTAGAAAAATAGAAATTTCTTCTTCTTTTTATGTTTGGTGTCTGTTTTGTTATTTAACAATTCGTTAGCAAATATTTCGTTGATGCTTTTTTCGCCAGTCTTGCGAAGAACGTCGTCAACAATAATCATAGGAATGTTGTGTGATGTCGGATGTTCGTCCCATTTATTAATTGCCGAATCCTCAGGATCAAACAAACCGTCATAACCCATCTCTTTTAGTTTTTTCGCAAATTCAATAGCAAATTCTCGATCGGCAATATTTTTTTGATTGCCCATAAAATTCAGTTGATCCTTGGCTAAAGGCGCACCATCTTCTGTATCGTTATTAAACCAGTCTTCTTCCGAATCGAAATCATTGTCTAGTCGATCATCTAATGTTCGAGCCCCCATTTTACTCAACAAGTCATTTACGGTTTTTTTACCAGCAATGACCAAATCCTTGTCATTGGTATAATAAAGAACTCGATCACCACCAACTTCTCCCAAATAGTCATACCCATTTATTGAAACATAACGATAGTCTCGAAATTCATCTTCAGAATCCATGGACGCTCGTTCTAATTGTGTTCCGCGTTTTATAACTATATCTGAAGGATTTCTAGAAATTATTCCGTTTTGCGAATACTGGTGGCTCTTCATAAATGCATTGGACTCAGCTTTTAACTTACTTGAGTCATACTTTTTTTTACCCACAAAGTCGCCAGATTTTCCAGATTTTCTCGGAACCACATCATAACTCTGAAACCTTCTAACACCCCATCTCTGGCCTTTGACACCATGATGATAAAGTTCGTTAACCATTTCTAAAGTCCTGTTCTTCCTGGCATCGCCATTCAAACTCGCTAGCCTGCTTTTCCATTGATGAAACAAGTGTTCCGCTCTGAGGTGGGTCAAATATTAGCTTAACTTTGATGTAAACATAGGACTTAACAAGTTCGAACCAAGTTGTGTCAGATAAAAAATCGGACCATACCGCTGAGTCGTCTGAAATAGAGAACCCGTTGGTTGGTCCGATACCAAGTTGCATAAGAATCATTAGCACCGAATTTATGTGCATGATTATGTCGGCATCGAAGTGCTTGTATTCTTCGGTAATGCCTAATAGCTTCTTAATAGAAGTAAGTATACTTTCATTCATGTTACATACCATTCCTCTTTCATGATAACCATGGGCATGTGTCATTCGGTCTACGCTCTACATATACCTCTGGCAAGAAGTTCGCGTCACCATAGTGGATCGCATTGTGAGTTGCATGACTAACGCAAATCAAGTATTCGGGATTCAAAAGCTCCAACGCATCATCTCCAGTTAAATCGTCCATACCAAAGGGGTTCATATGATGAATAATAACCGGACCAACAATCTCTCTTCCTTTAACACCAAGATCGCAAGCGTTATCTCTTACAATTACCTGATCTCGGACCCGTCTCCATTCTGCAGATTTGTAAAACTTCTGGTTGAAATACCTGTCCGAACCGAAAGTGTCTTTTCCGACAGTTCCATGCATTACCAAATATGAAAAACGCTCTTCAAACGTGGGAAGACGAATTAACTCGCTATAAGTCTTAATAGTCTTCGACATACTCATCATCCTCCTGTTCGTCTTCGTTCTCTTTGCCTCTATAAAGCGAGAAACATTTCATTGCTTTCTCAAGAAGCTCTGCGTCTCTCTTACCGGCCTTAATAGCTTCCGCCTGTGCATTGGCTTTAGCTGTTTCAGCTCTAAGTTTCTCGATTTCAAGCTGGTTCTTAGTTGTTCCAAGCTTTAAAAAATGAGTAATTACCTGCGATGAGGCAGTACCATCCAATAGTTGCTGCTCAGCAAGCCTATTCGCTAAATATATCTGTCTATTCTCCCAGGCTTCGGGAGATAAGGCAGGTCTTAGCTTAACTTCTTGTCCACTTTCAGTAGACTTTTTTCTTCTTCCCATACACTTATCTCCTCTTTTTACGTCACCCAAGGGAAGCCCAAACCATAAAAAGAAGCGGGCAAGGAGGATCAAGGAACCGCTCAGAAAGGAGTCTGGCCTGAGCGACCCTTGGCTGATGTAAAAGCAAATATAAAAATATACCCCCGGAGAATTTTTAAAGACCGGCGCGATGCAAGGGGGAGGGTATAATTTTTGACCCCTCCCCCCGGTAAATATAAATATATCACCCTGTATTTATATTATTTATGTTATTTATAATATTTATAATATTTATGGTTTTTGTTAGTTTTTACATGAAAAACGTCAGTTTATTGTTACTTAACTACTTTTTTGTACAAAGTTGGATTCAATAGTACTATTTCATCTATTGCACGTTCAATTTCATGAAGATTCTCCTCCTCAGTCAATTGATCACTTGTTCTTGCAATTCTAGCTAAGTAACCACAAGAGTTATACCCATTAACAATGTCGTATAGAAACCATTTATCGAACTCTGCTAATGGATCATAAGGATTGTCTACTGTTGTTAATGCAGAAGCCATAGTATTCCTTTCTCATATAGCATGATCTATTATTTGTACTTGTTAATGGTAGAAGCAGATACACCAAGTCTATTAGCAATCTCATCATTAGTATAACCACTAGCTTTCATAGTCTTAATAAGTGATTGTTTAGAAGGACTTAGTTCTCTAGTAGCTCTAGGAGTGGCTCTCTTTCTAAGGTCATCAGAGTCCATGTATTTAAGCATACTAGAAAGAGTGCTATCAGAAATAGCACCATTCTGTATGGCTTCCCAGGACCTATCATTTACCTTAATAGGAACCCTTTTTGCACCAACCTGTAAACGGGCCTCTTTTAAGGCTGTGTTTTTTACCTTTTTAAGTTCCTCTTTATCGAGGTCCGGATTACTCTGCTGTATAGCCTTAACTTTATTACTAGCTAACAACTGAGCTTGTCTTTCCCTAGGCCTGTTCTTTTGGGCCTCATTGTATTGAGCCATTAGATCATCGACTTCTTTTCTATAAGTTTCTTTTGCAGAAGCAGAAAACTTGGCCCTTCCTGTAGCAAGCATCGCTTTTCTAGCTTGGTTAGCAAGCGATTTCATATAGTTAGCATAGTTAGCATAAGCGTTTTCTTGCTTGGTACCAGAGGACAGGGTATAGGCGTCCTTGGTCTCCGCCATCTGGGTGCTCTTTTCCTGTCTATTCTTGTAAACTATAGTACCATCTTTATTCTTAAACGCTTGAGGAGGAGCAACCTTATAGCTAAGAGAACCATCTTCATTAATGATAGGGTTGCCTCTTCGCTTGTCTACATAGACGGGACTTTTAGCCCGTGAGATAAGGGTAGATGCACCCCCCACTTCTTTTCCGTTCTCATCTACCCTCCTCTGATAAGAGCGTTTAAGTTCGGCTATCCCGTTCTCTTTCTCACTCCTCTTATAGTCGAGCTCATGCTTAACAGCATCAATGACTACCATACTATGTCTAACAGCTCTAGCTATCTCAGCATCATTAGCACCCCTCAATGTCATGTCAGTAATGAGGTTAGATACAACACCCATTTGCTGCTGCTTGTATCCTTCAGTCATACGCTTGTAGTTCTTACCAGCACTACCAGGACTATCAGGTCCATACTCAGCAGTAGGATCAAAGCCTTCCAATCCCTTAAGCGGAGGAGTGGATTTGATCTGTGACTTGGCACTAATAGGTATGACCATTACAGTATCGCCATCAAAGTCAGCGCCAGATAGTCTTGATGCTACCTTAGCATTGATACCAACAGCATCCTTAGCACTAGTACCTATTACTTTTCTTCCTTCTTGGTTCTTATTGTTAACAGTAACAATAGGAATCTCAAAGGTTCCACCATGAGGATACCTGACAAGGGCTACCTTTTCTCCGTTCTTATAGTTAGGAGCATAGACCTCGTTATCTTTCACACTCATAAGAGGAAGGATAACCTGATACTTCTGTCTAGGAAGGGATGCTGCCTGAAGATGTACTGCTGCTGAATCACAATCTTCGGCAAAGGATCTAAGAAGCTCTCTTTTTACAGTCTTATTGGTAAGCGACATAATGTCATCAAACTCAGCCTTACGGTCAGCCATTGTGAGATCAAGCTGCTGGTTGATCAACTTCATCGGTTGCTTACTAAGAAACTGAGAAGGAAGTTTGTCACTGTATTCAGACCAGTCTCCTTCCTCGGCACGCTTATTAATCAAGCCAAGCTTCTTATTGCCATGCTCATCTTCATAGTAATACTGACCGCCACGTTCCTTAATCAGTGAACCAAACGGATTCTCTCTATCCGGCTTGATCTCTTTGAGAACCTTCTCTAATGGAGTACCAGCTTTTTTGTTTGAATTGAAGATGACATCAATACCATCAGGCATGTCATCTCCATAAACAGCCATACCTTTAAGATAGTGTGTACCATCAACCATGATACGGACTTGAGCATAGTTTGCTTCGCCAAGATCAAGATCTTTGACACCTCTTCTAAGCTCAATAACACCATCTTTTTGAATACCGCCATCAGGATCATCAGCATACCTGATTTTAAGTCGACTAGAATCCAAACTTTCAGGATACTTGAATGCGGGTTCAATTTTATTACCATCATCTACAAGGATCTTGTTTGATTCTTCGATCGAATGAATATCAAGAGAATAGATGTCCTTATGTTCAGTACCAGGAGGGCAAAGAACCTTAAGAACGGTTCTCTTACCTGGATTGGTAACCTGCTCTACAGATCCACCATAAACAGGATAGCCTTCGAGCTGCAGTCTGTACAAAGCTTCATCAAACTTGACTCTTGATACACCACCTGCAAAGCGTTCCTGACCGGCACCAACATCAAGCATACCTTTTTCATCAACAATCTGCTTAA